ACGGTTAACGTACCGCCGGAGCCATTACCTTGGCTCAATATCACAGAAAAACCACCGGTTGTGTCGTTTTTTACAAGGTAGGTTTTAGATGCACCGTTGGGATCAATCGTAACCGTGCAGTCTGATCCTAATGTTCCTACAAACACCAAGGTACGGTACTGCCCATCAGAAAGAGACCCGTTATTCGTCGTAAGAGTAAACGTCGAACCGGAAAGAGTTATTGTGCCGACATCGTTTAAAGCACGGTCAATAATATCAAAATTTGTATTAACCGTAGTCCCCCAAGTTCCACTTTGTTCTCCGGGGCCCGGTTTTGTTATACCGGTGTTGTCTGTATATGTTGTTGGCATTTAAACCACCTTTTTTCTAGTAGCTTTACGGCTGAATTTCAGACCATGATTCTACATTAACATTTGTATCTATTTCTGTCCACGTCCCACCTGCGGGGGATATTTTTGACCAATCATTCACTTTTACTGGAGATATCTTTTGCCAAGTCAAACCCCCGACCGCCGTTTGAGTAAACGAAAATTCCATATTTATATCAGGGGCCGCTTGTATCTGATTTGCAAAAGTGGTCTGTACAAACTCACTGCTCAAAGAAACGACATTTGTTCGTAACCTACCGCCAGAAGATGATTGAACAAAGTTAAAACTCATGTCCGAAGCTCCGGCCATAATCCCCGAGGCTACTTTGACGGTGATAAATGTGGAAATTATATCTACGGGTCCAGTTCTAATTCGGGCCGCATCGCTGGTTTGGGTAAAATTAAAAACCATAGCCACTTCTGCCGTAACTATTGGGTCACCACCTGCGGCTGAAATCGGAGCTTCCGCAATGGAAAATCCACTAATCATTGTTGTTCTCTACATTCAGGACAAGTGCATTTTAAACAATCCGCATCACCTTTTTCTTCGCCAGAAAAATATTCTTGTGGTGTGAAACCATTTGAAAAATTGTCTACATAAATGATGCCTCTGTGGCAAGAATTATTACATCCCGTGCATATGTTGTCCATTTTTCATCCCTTTAATTTAAGGCAGTAGTTCTAAAATTACTTCCCCGGCGCTAATCCAACTCAAATATCCAAGCGCTACGCGCCCGGAGAATGTTGCATGGTTGGTATGACCGCTATATGTCGAACCGCTAGCCCAATCTCCTGTGCTGGTTGTGGCGTTACTTGCAGACACGTCTATGTAACTTCCCCCTCCACCGCCATATTCGGTACTGTTGTTAGCTCCGTTGCCGCCGCCAGAATATCCGCCGCCGCCGCCCATTCCGCCCCATGCGCTTGGCGCACCGCCGCCAAAACCGCCCGATTGCCGAGCAGCCGTGTCGAAGGTAATGTTAAACAAACCACCTTGCCCGATAGCACCATTAGTTCCCGAAAACGCTTGTATAAAGGCTCCCGCCCCGGGTCTAGAAGCACTGGTGGCGGGACCGGGATACCCGGTGGGAACATAATAATTTCTAGTATCAGCGTGTAGAGACCCCGTTCCAGCCCAACCGGCTGCACCCCCTGATCGGGAATTAGTCCAACCTCCACCCACTCCCGGAGACTGTCCCGCCGTAGCACCGCTAGAGCCATTACCGGGTCCACCTGCTGGGGAAAATTGTCCGTTTCGTCTAGCAACAGTGGTGCTAAGAGTGGTAGCGTTTCTACTCGCGGAACCTCCTCCAGCCACTAACAAAGGTAGGGCGTTACCCCCTGTCGTGGTAAGACTGCCCGGATTACTTAGCCGAGCCACAAAAGTTCCTCCGCCACCACCGGAAAAGTTGCCAGTGGCAGGGACATAGGGCGGCCTCTGACCAACCAAAACGGCAAGAACTTGGTTTTGAGTTAGTGAAAAATCTCCCCGAACTGTGGCACCTCTACCTGAGCGTAATGAAGAGTTAGAGTTTGTCCTACCACACGCTCCGCTAGCAGTAATCCTGTAAGTCCCCGTAGTAGGGACAGTCCAGTATTGAATACCTAAAAGAACACTACTGGGCGGATTAAAAGGCCCGCCGCTGTAACCGGGTTGTGCCAAAACACTTGCTTGGGAAGGTGCAAAAGGCCCCTCATCCGGGGTCGTAAAAGTAAATATTTGAGGCGGAGCAGCCGCAACAGACGCCGCTAGCATGTGTGCCACGCGCAACATTTCTAAGACATATCCTGACCGGCAATAAATCCGTACCAGTTGGTGCCGCCATTATGTGTTGTGAAAACAAAAATATCCACCGCGTTCGGGGTGTTGGTTAATGTAGGCGCGGTGCCCCCCGGCCATCTTACCGAACTAGGCCAAGTAATAGTGTACGCAGTTCCCGAAGAATTGGCTGAAATATACATTGTTATGGAACTTGCTTGAGCGCCTGCAACTCCAGAAAAAAACATGCTTGTGATATTTGTTGTTCTTGTAAAAGAGTATGAACTAGCTTGATACCCGTTGAATTGCATTGCGGCGACCGTAGTAGGAGTGAGATGCCGTTCTTTAACATTCATTTGATTTTGCTGCATACCAAGTTCGTAGGTCACACCGCCATTATTAAAGTCACATACCAGTGTAGACCCGTCATACACCTGTAAACCAAACTGGCCGCATTCTAATCTAGAAGTAAGCGTTCCATTACTTGCTCTGTACTGAAGTACTACGTTCGCTCCGGAAATTTGAAGGTCGCCTACGTTTTGATCTCTAATTAAAGAGTTAGTTCCATTATGCGTGATAAAGAGGTCGTTTCCGTTCCCAAAAAAAATAGTTCCGTTATCCGCAATGGTAAAAGTACCGCTATAACCCGGGGTCATTGCGCCCGTTGCCGCAACATTAGTAACATCGGTAACGTCCGCATTGGCCTCAATACCGTCTAGTTTGGCCCCATCCACAGATATGTCCCGGCCATCAATGTTTCCAGAGGTTAAAAGGTTTGGTACAGTTACGTCTCCGGTGAAAACGGCTCCCGTCAACATTGCTGCACCCGCGGCGGTGACATTTGTTGTGTCTGTCACGTCCGCGGCCGATTCAATCCCATCTAATTTAGTGCCGTCTACAGCTAAATCTCGACCGTCCACCGTTCCGGCTACGCTTACGTTCCCACTAGCATCTTCAAAAACCAGTTTTTCCGCGGCGAGCGTAACAAAAATGTCTTTGTCTCCCGCAGACCAGTTTACTGCGGCATCTGCGTTGGTTGACTGAAGGATAGTTGTTCTCGCTAATGTTGTACCCGACGCGGTATATGTTCCAATACCAATTTCAAAATCAAGACCGTCTGTACAACAGTAATAAGTTGTGTTCGTGTCACCTACTTCCGAAAAACTTTCAAACCCGTCTACCACGCCCGCCAAGGTGTACGTCCCTGTACCGGTTGTGGCCGTGGTTTCTTTAATACGATCTTTTAAAACAAGCGCCATTACCGAAGCTCTACCGTCAAGTTGTTTAGGTTAATTCTAAAAATATCCGTATCTTCAATTGTTTTGGAAGCGTCAAGGGCACCAATAAAGAGGATATTACCACCGGTTACCGCGTCTGCAATAAACGCGTGTGTTATAATGTTAGTTGTTCCCCCTGAAGCAGGCCAATCAATGTTGGCAGAGTTTTTCGCGGTTTGCGTGTCAACCCCAGCCCCAGTCACCGTCCAATTAGCTGCGGTGACGTTTTGTCTTGCGTAATTAACAAAGTTGGCTTCTGTAACTGTCCCAGCTTCGGGGTCAGTTACAGCGGTGGCTAGCCCGACATAAAGGCTGTCCCCCGGAGTGGCGAAAGAACCTGAGTTGTTGTTGAACAAAAACAACAAGATGTTTCTTTCTAGATAGGTGGTTGCGTTATTCGCCATTTAAATTTCTCCTATGTTCTAGGCCGGTCAGGAAGCCCACGCCGGTTTGCGTCACTGTTTTCTCTGGCTTCGGCCAAATCTTTTAATCTCTGAACTTCCTGCATAAACCTTTGCTCATACAACTGCATCATATCTCCCTCCCCCTTCATGTAGGTATAAGCCTCCATTAAGGACCCGTACAAAAGAGTGTTCGGCGCGTTTAAACTTAACCATGTGGTAGGGGTGGTAATTTGGGCGGAAGTTGCGGATGCCGCGCTGGATAGGCCCGAAATGGTTTCCGTTGTCCCATAAGCTGCCCCCGTGCCCACGTTAAGCCCTAAGAAACCTGTCCCGGAAAGGGTTTTAGGAGATACTTTAATATTTGTTGCGGAGACTTCACTTATTTGCGCGGTGGTTTGACTAGAAGAACCGGTAACATACTCCCCGGGGGTAAACACCCCTGAAATCCCGGTTAAGTTAATTGTTATAAGCTCCTCTACTAAGCTTAGTGGTCTATAATAATAATGAAGCTCAACCGTGTATGCCGTCTGAGGAGTTGGCGACAAAATAAAGTTATTTACATCAAATACACCGTAGTATTTTGGCGGAGGAGCCGGAATAACATTACTTTCGTTGTTGTATTGCTGAAGAAAATTGACATCCTTCATTTCAAGAAATGTTTTAACCCCGGCACTTGTTAGCTGAAAAGAAAATGGGGCTAGATAATCTAATGGAACAGCTAAATAAGGGTCTCCGACGCTCAACGTAGAGGTTGCATTTTTGCGGAAAACCTCTAAATCCACTAGTCCAAAAACTCTATCCTCGGCACTTTGGATAAAGTTTGGTATGTTAGTGACAAAAGACGTTTCCGTGTTTTCGGTAAAATCTTGAATAGCCTGTTTTAATTGTTCGTATGTGTATCCCATTTAACTCACCAATGTCACCGGTCCAGCGGACGCATTTTGACCACCGCCTCGTGTATTTCCGGAGGTTGCTGTCCCAGAGGTTGCCGTAAAAGTGTATTTGTCTTGATCGGAAACCGTAATACCGTACCCAGCAGCAGATTCAATAACCTCTTTAGTAAACCCGTCAAACCCAAAAACATTTCTAAACCTCACTATACTGCCTGTTGTGCGCCCATGAGCAACTTCAGTTACCGTTATAATGTTTGTTCCAACTTCGCCAGACAAAAAAGGATTAAACCCCAATAGCCTAGCCACCTCGGGCTCGACTCTGTCCGGGCGAGCGTCCCGAAGTGCTTGTGGATCAGCCACTGTTCTAAAAGGTCCTAGCTGGGGCTGTTTTGGCTCAAACTCGTCCGGGCCAACAAGTAGACCATTCCATTCACGGCGCATGTCTTTATAGCGATATCGCAAACCGGATCGGTCGGATATAGCATAAGAGTTTTTTCCTACGGAAAACCCAGACATTAGCTTGTCCTAAAGTATTGATATTGCGGAACCACGTTAAAGGAAGAACGGTCTCTGTCTTCTGACATAGCTCGTTCAAACTCTTCTTCGTAAATGGCTTTTAAAAGTTGTACTCGATTAGGGGCTCGTTTAATAGATATGTAATAAGCCAGTCCCGCGGCCAAGCAGGGGTATAAACGAAACGGTACTTCAATGGTGTTAAGCAAGGTGTCCGCGTCATCCATTCGCGTCAAAGCATCATAAACAACTATGTCGGACCCGTTTTCCGGCGTAGGCCATAATCTTAGTACGGGCGCTATCTGCCGATCTAGAAAAAATTGCGACGGGCGGCCTTGCGTTGATTTGACGGGGATGTTGAGATACTCGTCTCTGCTCATACGGGTTAAAGACAAATCTGTCCCATCCCGTCGAAGGACCACGGAAAGTATATCAATTGTGTCAGAGGTTAAAGTATATTCCCCCGTTCCAGCGATTAAAGTTTGCGTCCTTTGGGCTATCGTCCATTGGTTAAGACCACGGTTAGCCCATTCGGCCAGCATCAGATTAATGGATCTCCGCGCCGTTTTATAGTCGTACTGAGTACGGACCTCTAAGCCACACCGCTCAAAAGCCTCTTCAATGTAATCGGATACATCTAACTCAAAATTTGTGTTACCAGAAACAGTCATTTCTTACTTTTTCTTAACCATACCGCCGCCGCGCATTTTCTTAACCATGCCGCCACCGCGCATTTTCTTAACCATACCACCGCCGCGCATTTTCTTAACCATGCCGCCTTTTTTCATCATTTTACGTGGTTTCATTGCCATTTTTTAATCTCCTGTAAAAATCGGCTCTTTCTTCAAATAGCTCCGCCGCGTTATATTCTTCTAAATAATTATCATAGTAGCCTTTTTCGGCAAGTTTGTCTGCTGATTCTTGCACTTTAGACAATCGCTGAACAAAAATCATTGCGTACTCGTCTTCTACTAAATGAGTAAAAGTATTATCGTCTATAAAATCATTAGCCTCGTCGTGCGGATGAAATCCCATCACCCACATGTCCCGATCAATAAAAACACCTTTTGAAATAGCTTTGTTTAAATCATTTAAAGTATCGTGAAAAGTATCGGGGTCTTCGGAAAAATTTAAGTCTACTATAATAACAAGATCTAACGAATCTTCCCATTGCGACAATGTGCTGTACAACGCCTGTAAGTTTTTGTCATACTTGAATAATATAGCTACTTTTTCATCCGCCCACGCTTTTTGTGCATAAGGACATGCGGGCAAGCCGTTATAAAAATCATTTGGTGCACCTAATGTGTGGTCAGACCACGCCATTATTTCTTGGCATATCTCTTGCTCTTTAGCGGTATTGAAAACCATCATATTCATGTTTGAACTACCGACCCTTTTGTGCGTTTTCTGCGATTTGCTAAAACAACCCCGCATCCTCTTCCCACCGCCGTACCGGGGATGTTTCTACCACGAAAAGGTCTTTTGGGTGTTGTTTCATAAGACACCGCACCGCCTGACGCCATTTTCTTTACTTTGGCAGCCTTAGTGTTTGCCACAACCTGCTTTCCTTTAGCTCCTTCACGCTTCTTTTTACGCGCTGTAGAAGCGCGTTCCGTTTTTGTAAGACTTTGAGCTTTACGTCTAGGCAAACAACGATCAGGGTTACCCTTATTCTTTGACGTACCGCACGACCCCGCGATATTGCCCTTGCTATCAATTCTGACCCAATCCTCATCTAACCACTCCTGTAATTTCCCCATTATTTTTAACCCTTCCTTTTGCCGCCTTTGGACTTCTTGGCGTAATTAGGGTCTTTGCAATATTTAGACGCCGCTAAATTAGCATACGCCGAAGGGTACGTATCAAAAGTACGTTTAGCCCACGATTTTCCTTCAGGGCAAATCTTGCTTCCTTTGCTTTTAGAAGAAGCGCTTTTTGACTTTCTAGAATAAGCCACTACAACAACCTCTGCAAAAATGGCGCAAGTACAACTAAACCGACTATCCACCAGAGCCGGTTATCTAATTTTTCAAGCCTGTTTTGAATGTCTTCGTAACGCTTATCGCAAGATTCTTCGTGCTTTTCAAGCTGCCGCAACACTTCTTCTGGGGTCATTTCCACCTCACCACGCCTTGCAAGACCAGTATCTGGCAGAAAATTTATCTTTTGCGGTGTCACAGGAATGTCTTGATCTAAAATTTGATCTACGTGCCGGTTGATCCTTCTTAATAGACATGTCGGGGTCGCCAAACCGGACCAGCTTGACCTGATCACCTTTTTTAGCCAAAACCGCGCTTTTCTTTGGCTTTCCGTGAGTCCGTTTAGGCTTGTTATATCCAGCAAAAGTTTCACCCCTATATTTAATTCTTCCGGAAGGTGTTCGGGTCACATTTTTTATTGTTGCCATGAAAAAAACCCTAGTTAAAGAAAACGGTGATATTGTCCATGTCTGTTAGCTCCGCGTAACAACTTTCGGTAAAAAGTAACCCTTCGTCAGGGATATAGATGCTGTCATCGGTGTTTTGGTGGAAACCAAGTTGAAGTTTTACGTCTCCTGCGGCTCCGCCGTTCCTTAAAATTATTTCCCCCGTAACAGCGTTTGAATGGTAATGAATGGCTTTTACACGGGAACGACCCGCAAAAACGGTCCCCGAAACCGTTAAATATACTGCTTTTATGTCGGAAGCCATAAGAAACTCCTAGCTAAAAAAAACTGTTACAGACGTACACGCGGTAAAAGTTTCTATGTAAATATCAGATACCCTGATCCCTTCATCTGGAATGTTTACTGAATGGGTGTCATCTGCGTCTAGGTCCATGTCCAGCACAGTCTCTCCGCCATTACCGTTAGTGAGGGTAAGGCGTGGAGTTCCTGCGCTGGTTTTTATCTGGACCTGACGAATACGAGCGGGGCCGACTCCAGCGGAGCCTACCCCTGTCAAACGCTTTGACTTTACGTCAGAACCTGCCATTTTGGCCTCCTGTTATACGAGGTTTCGGTTCTGCATATAAAGCACCGTAACCGTTGCAACGCCAGTACCGTCTCCGGTTGCACCCGTGAAGTCAGCTAGAACCTGAAGATCAGTCGCGCCTACATTTGTAGCTTCTGTGTCGAGAGTTCCACGAGTTGTCGCCACGGATTTTACGTCCACCCCCGCCAAAAAGGCATCCGGATCAGCGTCAGTGCCGACAGAAACAGTGGCTGCGCCAGTGTCATCGTTTGCAGTGGTTACATTAAGAACAACGTCCACAATTTGTGAATTTGCTGGAACTGTCGCACAAACTTGGTTTAGCTCGCTCGCGCCGGTAATATCCACCAAAATGGATTGTCCCATAAGAACAAAGCCCGTGTTTACTACGTCTGTTCCGACAGTGGTTCCTGTTGTGTTTTTGATTGTTCCGGCCTTAATAGGACCGGAAAAAGTAGTTGTCGCCATTGTTTACTCCTGTCGTGGCTAATGTCAGCCCCCCACTGGGGCTGTCAGGTATGTTTTACTATACATGAAAAAAGAAAGGGCGGCAACTGCCGCCCTCTCGGGAAGTTATTTTAACCAAACGGTTAATTAAGTGCCTGAACCAAACACTGAACGCCAATCTGAAACGCCGAAGCTGTAACGCTCACGGGCTTTAAACCGCATGTTTCCGGTGTCAAAATCACCTTCCATCGCAGTTTTGATTGGAGAACGGTTGAAGTACTTGAAGCCGTTAGGTGCATCCGTCTTAATGAAGAAGGCGTCGGTGTCTGTCAAGAAGTGGTTAACAACCGCTCCCTCAGGCAACATACCCATGTTCTTCATGGCGTTTGCATCGTTATCGGCTGTTCCTGAACGTAGGTTTGAATTTAGTACCCGCTCTGCAATGAATTGCAGTTCTTTTGGGATAACCAATTTCATGCCTCGTACAGCAATCTTCAAACCGCGCTCATCAGTTAAACCTGCGATATCAATGAGCATCTGTTCAAGAGAAGTCTCATTCAAATCTGCGGTAACATTTAGGATGTTACGCTGGTTTCCTGAAAGTGATGGGTGAGCGGAGGAACAAAGTGCGGCCCCATCACCAATCGGGTTAGCGGTATTAAAAGCATTGTTCAAAATTGACGCAGCTTTGATTTGCTTTGTCTGAGCCATTGAACGAGCCAAAGCTTTTGTGTAACGCCCAGCTAGACGGTCGTACAAGTTATCTTCGATAGCTTCTTCTGTGATTGAGAAAGCCAGAGCGATTGTGTCATGTGTGTACCGTGCTGTGTAAGTCTCTTGAGCGGAGTCAAAGTTGATGGCAGTGCCTTCACCTTTAACGGGTGCTGTTGAGAAACCACCGAGCATCACCTCTTCTTCAAATGCACGATCTGAAGACTCTTCATCGAAGATTTCAGCGTGTTCATTTTCGTAGCGATCGTACTCAAGACCGAACAAGGCATTCAGGCCGGGTTCTAGCTCTTTCGCTAATTGTGCGCGAGAAATAGCCATTATCTACTCCCTCCCTTAAAGGCCAGTTGATGTCGCAGTAGTCTGCGAGTCAAAACGGCTGGTGGTTGCGTTAAAGTGTGCGTTTATGCGAACAATCAACGGAATACCCGCCGCTGTGTAATCATTGTTGGCTTCGTCTTCGACAAGACCAACGATACGCAGTGGAAGAGTAGCCGTGGCCGCTATAGACGCCACGTTGAGCGCACTATCGGAGCTACCTGTGTTGGTAGAACCAGTGCGGGCTGATGTGCCCAAGGACGCATTTCCAAACACCGCCGCCAGTGCAGTTGCACGGTCGGTAAGTGTTGCATCAGATGCGACTTTGAACAGTTGGTTTGGGTTGTCAGCAACCATAGCCTTTACAGGATAGTTGGTGTCAACGCTAACTGAACCAGAACCCGGCCAGTAATTAAGCCACACAGGCTTTTTCTGTACTGAGTCGTGGTATTGTACGCCCATCAGGACCCCAAGTGCTGGTGTTGTGCCGCCGTCTGTAGCGCCAGCTTGATCAATTACGCCCGCCGTGGTAGGAACCACGAGGCTAAATTGAAAAATAGCATTGGTGTTGTTAGAGGCAATTTCATACTCGGTTACACCGGTAGAATTTACGCCACTTCCAACAAGCCCGATAGGACGTAGACCGTAGGCAGTTTCTTGGTTTGCCATTTTTTTCTACTCCAATCAGGGCGACCCTTATTTTTGTGGGCCGCCAAAAGTTACACGAGATTGACGATCGGGTTTATTAATCGTCATGGTTGAATGAGAGTTCGCGCCCATTAAATCATGGTCCACGGCCTCCAATTGATCAGCATTCCGTTGCTGGAAATATGCTGTTCGCTCGGCGATCGTTTCCATAGGGATACGGGCCAGAACTAAGCCACCTACTCCAAACACACCCTCATATTTTCCTGATTCGACTACCGGGGCCTCAAAGTCTGGAAATTCGTCCTTACGGACCAGTTCCCAACCTTCGCGCATTTTCGCGCTTACGTTCTTTGTATCGTCGTAACCACGGGTTTCAGCCCTGATCCAACGATGCTTGAACCCATCCGGTGCAGGCGGTGCATCTAACATAGACGGGGGAGCCCACGGCTTACGCCTAGCCGTCTTCTCCCTAGTTTGTGTTGCGCGAGGGGCACGTTTTACTGAGCCTTCAAAATTTTCTTCGGTCATGTAACTTACTCCTTCACGTATTTCGCGTATTCTTCAAGCGGCACACCCAATTTCTTCGCTATTGCGACTTGGCTAGGGGTGAGTCTAACCTTTCTCCCACTACTGCGCCCAGATGTACTGCGGGATACTGAAGCAACCGTCTGAGCGGGCCGTTTGCTACCACCGTTAAGCTTATGCGGAAATTCTTCCCGCATACGCCTATCTAATTCATTATAGTACTCATCGGCTTGCGGGTCAAACCCTTCTTGTTCCACAAGTTTTTTGTGAACCCCAAAAGCAGCATAAGTCATCGCTTCATCGTTGCCAAACCAGTCATTCTTAGCCGCCCATTCTTCTGCTTTTCTATCGGGGCGTCTCGGCTGCTGCTGCGGCATAGGAGATTGAACTTGAAGTTCCCGTTGTGCCTGAACTTGCTGCGCGTAGCGTTCTTGTTGAATACGGGCCTGTTGAGCTCTATCGTTTTCAATAGCAAGTTTTGTAATCATGCGTTGTGCTTCAACAACGCCCGTGGTGTCACCTATTTCAATTGCCCGTGCTAATTTTTCTTCTGCGGCGGTCGTTTGTGTTTCGACACGGGTGCTATATTCGTTAACATAGTGGGTGTCTAATGTGTTCATGCGAGACTTTAAGCTTTCGGCTTCCGTCTGAACATTTTTGGCGTATGTTAACG